AGCGCCTGATCGATGAACAGGATCAGTCTGCCGGTCGTGTCGCCCATGGTGAAATGGGTCACATCAGGGCCAATGGGCACGTTGGGAATAACCACCGCATTGGTCTGCGCGGTGCCATTGGCAGTCACCGATTTCACGGTAATCGGCTGCGACGCGCCGAGCAGCGGCACGCCGCGGACGGTAAGGTCGCTGACCATGGTGTCAGTCGGCACAAATACCGGTGCACCACCCCAGACGGTTAGCCGCAAATCCGTCGTCAGCCAGTTCAGCCCGGCGGTGACGAAGCGATAACGGGCGCTGTCGTAGGGCTGATTGGCCATTTACCACCTCGGAAACCGCCAGGCAGCGAGGTTATAGGCATAGCCGCGGATCGCCTCCTGCTTGCGGAACGCCATTTTGTTGCGGAACCGTTTGGCGTGGTAGGCAGCAATGGTGGCATTGGCCCAGGGCTTCGCCGGCATGCCGTACAGGCGTCCGAGCGTGCCGTCGAGCCAGTCCTGGAAGAACATCGGGTACATCCAGTCCGGCAGCAACCAGTCGCCGCAGTCGCATTCCAGGCAGGTCTGGGCGACGGTCAGCGCCAGGTCGGCCTGCAGCGGGTAAGAAACATCGGCGGCGCTCGGCGCCGCTGCGACCGAAATGTAGTTCGGCCGATAGATGGCGTAGGTGAACATGCCGGTCGGCTGCAGATCACTGATCGCCGGCACGTAGGACGCGTCGCCATCGGGGAAGGTCAGGTCGGGCAAGAGCGTGCCCAGCGACGTCTGGGTGAAGCCGCCGCCAGTACCGCCGACCGGGCGGCCGATCAGCGGCTGCCCGTTATGGACGACGCCAAGCATGCGCACCACTTCGGAATCCGCCGGCGTCGCAAAACTGTATTCGGATACATTCGCTTCAAGGTCGATGTCAGTGCGATAACGCCAGGCCGAGGTCCTGCGAAAGAACTCGTCCATGACATTGAACACCTCGATCTGCAGCATCGGGTCGGTGACGCCCGGCACATGCACCTTGAGCGTCTGCATCAGCCGGTCGGTGGGAGCGCAAACCATGGCCTACCCCTGAGCGGTGAGCAGCTGGGCGGTGAATTTCTGCAACAGCCCACCTGCCCGCTGATCGGTTGTCGGCTCGTCGTCCCTGAGCTGTGCTCTGCCGACGATGTAATAGACCAGGGCCGCCCGGTACTGCGGGTCAAAGGTGACCTCGGCGTCCGTGTCGATGGTCCCCGAAGGGTCTGTCCAGGGGACATCGAACAACGGCAGGAACAGGTCGGCTCTGAGCCGTCGCGCCTCCAGCAGTCCGATGTTGAGCGCGTCGACCAGATCGTCGTCAGGGTAACGATATGGCGACACCTCATCCTGCAGGAGGCGTCTGGCTTCCTCGATATACTGCCCTACTGTCGCCAGTGCGGGCATCGGATCAACCCGGCACCACGATGGCCTGGGCAAGCGCCTTGCCGTCCAGGACCTTGGAGCCGTAGACCTGCAGGCCGCGAAGCAGCGTGCCGAACGTCATCTCGGAACGAAGCGTCTCGACCTTGTTTATCTGTGAGGCGAAGGTGAGCGCATGCTGCGTGCCTGCGTAGATCACCCACTCGCCGGCCGCCAGGCCAGCCGCCGTCCCGGAAGGCAGAAGATTCGAGACGTAGATGGTGAAGCGGTCGACCATGCCGAGCCGGCCGTTGCGCAGGATCGAGGTGCCGTCTCCGGTGAGCGAAGCATCGCGGAGTTCCGACATCTTGATCTGGCTGCTGATCCAGGCGGGAATCACCACCCAGCGGCCGGTCTCGGGAATGTTCTGTTCGTCGAGCACCTGACCGAGCCGCACGAGCAGATCGACGATCTCAATCTTGCCCGCTGTTCCGGCAGGATTGCGAGCGACGATCTGCAGCGGCGTCCCGGTGACACCCAAGTTGACATTGTTGGAAATCATCCCGGCCGTGGTGCCCATGTTCTTCGGATGGGCCTGGCCGAGCAGGGTCTTCAGCACTTCCGTGTCGACGACGATCTTGAACTGCTGCGCGGCATCGTCTGACCACATGTTCATCATGTTGAGATCAGCCTGAACCTCATAGACGTCATCGAGAATCAGGTTGAAGTATTTACCCTGGTCGATCTTAAGCTCGATGATGTTGGAGCCAGGACGCTCGATTTCGAGCAAGCCGTCCGCCCTGTAGTTCTTGATGGTGATGGTCGGCTTGGTGCGGATGACGACGGTGTCACCCTTGTTCTTGATCTCGCCCTCGTAGTCGGTGTTCGAGATCGCCGCCAGGACGGTCGACGCGTAGAACTTCTCGATCAGCTTTGTCGACCAAAGGATCGGGATGAACGTCCCGGCGTATGCGGGGTTTGGGCTTGCTGAGCCAGTCGGGTAAATGGGCGGCGTGGTGCCAGCCCCGGCGAGTGGGAACCCACCAGTTGTCGTATAAGCCATGGCGATCCTCGCTTAGAGAAAGCGGTTACTGGATTCGCCCTTCATGCTGAGCCTGCCAGATGTCTCGCTCGATGGCCTCGGCGTCCGCCTCGCGTCCCCGATACTTGCCCGCGATCCGATCCTGCGTGAACTGCGCAATCCAGGCGGCGGTGTAGACGGGTTTGTCGGGCGGCAGATGCTGCGGCGCCGATCTGGCTCTGCCGGGTGCCGCGAAGTCCTCCAGGGAGGGTTTCCCGCTGGCATGCCCGTTGCCGGGCAGAGGCGGCGCTGAATCGCCCTGGGCTGGAGGGTTCGGCGGGGAGCCGACAGCCTCAAGAAATCCCCGGAAAAAAGATACGACCCGATTTCCTTCGTGTCTAGAGAAGGCCTCCTGCAACAGATCGTTGCGTCTGCGGCCGGAAAACGGGTCCGGTTCCTCCAGCCACAGCTTGAATTCCTCGGCCCGGTTGACCTCGCGCCAGTTCGGCACCGCGGCGCTCAGCGAACTGTAGACGTTCTGCTGCTGGTCGCGGACCATCACCGTGCCGACCGCGTCGGTGCGCTCCTCCAGCCGCTTCAGGCGTTTCGCCAGCTCGTCGAATTCCGGGAAATATTCCTCCTTGGCGCGCTTGCCGATAACGGTCAGCAGCTCCTCGCCATATTCGGTGGCTTCCTCGGGAGTGACGAAGCGCTGTTTCGACGACGGCGTGTCGGCCGGTGGCGGCGGCTCCTGGGCGCCCTGGATTTTCAGGCTGGCGACCAGTTTTTCCAGCTCGCCGATGCGCTCGCCCTGGCTGCTGTAGTTCCTCTGCAGCGTCTCGTAGCGGCCCTGCAGGCTGCGGTACCGCTGCTCGGCATCCGGCTCCGGCTCCGGCTCCGGCTCCGCAGCCGGTCCCGGCGCCTGGATTTGTGGGGGAGGCGCCGTGGTCCCCTCCGGCTGCGGAGGAGCCGCCGGTTGTCCCGGCGGCTGTTCGCCGGCTGCGTCAGCCGGCGGATTGTACATCGCCTCGACCTGCGCCACCTGATCGGCCACCTGCTTGGGGGGTTTGGGGGTGTAATCGACGAGCGCCTGTTCGGGTTTCTTAGCCATTGTTCCTCATCTTCTCGTAAAGCTGCGGCGCGTTCATCAGCGTTGTCGCCAGATCGTTCATGATTACCGCCATGCCCTGCGCCTTGAGCAGCATCTCCGGCGGGCACTTGACCACCTCCATGGTCTGCGCCGCGGCCGCCTCGCGCAGCGCGAACAGGAATTGCTGCCAGGCTTCCGGCGCCTCGGACCTGAGCGCCATGGCAGCGGTGACCAGCTTGACGTTGGAGGTCATCGGCGTTTCTTCGGCAGTTCGAGCACCTTGACCTCAGCCGGATTCGGCTCGATGGGGTTAACCGGCGTCGCCTTCGCATAGTCGACAATGGTGCGTTTCGACTTGCCGAGATCGTTCAGCCCGCCGCGACCCGGCAGCGGTCGGGAGGTCTTGCCTATTTTCGCCATTTTTTCGGTCCCTGGCGCTGGCTGCCGACCTTGGTCTTCGGCACCTGGCGCTCGCCGACTGCCTCTATGTCCTTGATATCCGTAGGAAAATAAGTGTCACCATATGACACGTTGATGCCTCCGGCCTTCTCCGGCCTGGGCGCCTTCTTTTTGGCATAGCTGCGCTCGTCGCTGTCGCCCTTGGAAAAGCTCGCCTTGAGGCCGGGGCTGCCGCCCTTCAGCGCGTAGCTCTTCTGGTAAGACAGCCGGGACACTCCCTGTCCCGACGTCTTCGACACCGAGGCGCGCGGCGCGCGGGCCATTACTTCTTGCCGCCGCCGCCGGTGTTGGTGTTATGCGACACGCCCGGTTTCTGCTGCTTGACCGGGGTGAACTTATGCATCTTGCCGCTCGGTCCAGCCTGGATTTTCATCTTCCCTGCCGACTTAGATGAGCTGCCTTTTGACTTGGCCATAAGCCATCCTCCTGTTTTCGAAGCAACTTATCCCAGGATAACTTGCTTCACGCTGGACCCTGGGCGGGATTGGGCGGCGATCCCTGCCCTTGCTGTGGCGTCGCGCCGACGACGTTGGTTTGCGGTCCCTGCGGTGCGCCGGGAGGGGCCGGCGGCGCCGCAGGGCCACCTCCGGGAGGTGCGCCAGGCCCACCCGCGCCGCCTCCCATCTGAGCCTTGATCTCCTCCTCCGGCGGCACGATGTCGGCGCCGGGCAGGCCAATGCCTTCCGACACCGCGCGCAGCACCGTGGCGCGGCCGGGAACGCCCATGATCTGCGAATCGATGGGATTGGCGGTGATCTGCAGGAACTCTAGCTGGCGCTGCCGCTGCGTCTCGCGTTGCATCGCCACATTGACTCCGAGGACCACAATGTTTTCGTCGCCTCGTAGCATGCCGGTCCGGTCGGTAAGCATGACCATATCGTACAATTCGGAGATGGCCGGCTCGATGACGTCGCCGTCGATGTTTGCAGCCACTGTCTGAAGGATTTTGGCTGCGTTGCCCATAAGCATAGCAAGACCAGAAGCTGTACGGCCAGCACCGCCAAGCCGCTCAGAACCAGTGATGTAACGGGGGATCGCCGAGAGTTCATCGGCGATCTGGGTGAATTTCTCGTAGACACCAAGCAGTTCCTGGGCGTTGGAATTCGGCTGGAAGAAGGTCACCGGCATCTGGCCGTTGTTGGCGCCCAGCGGATCGGTCTCGACATGCCAGCGCTTCCATGGGTAGAGATCGTCGCCGTTTTCGTTCTCGGCGACGCGGTCGTCGTTCACCACAACCTGGGGACCGGAAGCAATAGACATGTTGTTGATGAGGCTTCGCAAGGCAGCGTTCGTGGCATCCTGGATATCATCGAGTATGTCTGGCAGGGCGTTGCCAACCACGGTGCCTGGCACCTTCTCGAAACTTGTGACGTAATAAGGCGCCCGCTTCCTGAGGCTGGGGCTGAGCTGCACCTTGATGATGTAGCGTCCGATCTTGAATGCATCGACGAAGTAATCCCGCATCGGGTCAGGACACTGCTGCGGCGTCATCCCGTAATCGAGCAGCATCTCGCCCTGCACATAGCCATGGTATTCCAGCATGTCCATCATGCCGGACTGGTTCATGCGCGGGTCTTCCCTGGATTCCATCACCGCGCGGCTAGTGTCGGCGCTCGACGCGTTGGCCTCGACATAGCCCGACTGGCCGTACCAGCGCAGCACCTCGTAAATGGCGTCCTGGTTGTAACCCGGCAGGCCAATCAGCTGGTTGAGATCGGAACGCGTCACCCTGGTGCGCTCGATCACCGCCGCATCGGCAATGTCGCTGACGCCGGGCGTCCACCAGACATCGTAGGGCGACACCCGGTTCCAGAACATGCGGGGTCTGTCCACCGTCTGCGCCTTGCCCTGCACCCAGGTGACATCGGGGACGATCCTGACCACCGGACCTTTCAGGCACATGAACGGGAACAGCGGGATATCGACCAGGCATGACGCCAGCGCCTCGTAGAAAAACCCTTCGGTGAGGATGTCGTCCAGCTTGCGGAATGCGACCTCGGTCTCCAGCCGCGCCTTTTTCAGCGCCGCCCGCTTGGCGGCGCCCATCAGGTTGGTGACGCGGTCCTTGATCTCGTTCGGCGCCGGCCGCTCGCCGAGCGACGTCATGGTCTGGATTTCCACCTGCACCAGCTGCTGCACGTCGCCCAGCACATCGTCGGGCAGCGTCGGGTCGGGGGTGGCCTCCAGGCCCCAGGGTTTTTCGGTGTTGAGGTAGACATCGCGCAGCAGCGAGGTGGCGCCGCGGCACTTGGTGGCGATCAGCCGGGCGTAGATTTCGGAGCCGCCGAAACGCCGGATTTCAGCCAGCTTCTGTGAATCGTACTTGCCGTTGAACACCCGCATGGCGTTGGCCAGCCGGTCCGACCAGCCATTGCCGCCATCGCGGTGCCGTACAAACGTCTCGAATTCGTTGTCGATGAAGGCGACGAGATTTGAGGTCAGCTGGCTGGCGACGGCATCCTCGGCGATGCGCTGCGCCGCGGCAGCCTCCGCCTCCTGGCCGATAAGCCCTTCAGGCGTGACAAGTCGCAGTCCTGCTGCCATGACTGTTTTCCCTCGGTCTTTCGCCCATACACCCAAGGGGACGGCAATGGCAAATACTGTCGGGCGCTCGGAGCTGTTCGCGGTGAATTTCGCCGCTTTGGCGCGCGAAATCGCCATGGACGTGCTGCCGCTCGACCAAATCCTGCGGCTGCACGAGCTTTCCGACGACGACTGGGTCAAGGTGCAGCAGAATCCGTCGTTCCAGGCGATGCTGGCCGACCTGGTGAAAAGCTGGAACTCGGCCGGCAACACCCGCGAGCGGGTGAAGATCAAGGCAGCCTCGGCGCTGGAGGCGCAGCTGGAGGTCTACGTGGCCGACATTTCCGACCTGTCGATCCCGCTGGCGCAGCGCGTCGAGGCGGGCAAGTTCCTGGCCCGGCTGGGCGAGCTGGACGGCAATCTCGGCACGGCGCCGGGGCAGGCGTTCGCGATCACCCTCAACATCGGCGCCGTGCACAGGGAAGTCGAGGTGCGGCCGAAACTGATCGAGGGCATCATCCCGGAGGAGTGAATTGTCGATTGTCTACACGGCCCCCTTCACGGCCGAAAAATTCATGCTCAGCGACGCCTTCGTGCGCATCCTGGTCGGCCCGGTCGGCTCCGGCAAGACGACCGCCTGCATCATCGAAATCCTCAGACGCGCCATCGAGCAGGCGCCGGGCGCGGACGGCATCCGCCGCACCCGCTGGGCGATTGTCAGGACGACGCTGTCGCAGCTGAAGATGTCGGTGCTGTTAGACTTACTCGCGTGGTTTCGCCAGATTGCAACCTACAAGGTCACCGAGCAGCTGGTGACGCTCGAATTCAACGATGTGGTGTGTGAAATCTACCTGATCCCGCTGGAGGAAGAGGAAGACCAGAAACGTCTGCTCTCGATGCAGCTGACGGCGGCGATGATCAACGAGGCGATTGAACTCTCGGTCGATCTGGTGTCGGCGATTGCCGGCCGCTGCGGCCGTTTCCCCTCCAGGGCCGACGGCGGCCCGAGCTGGTTCGGCATCATCGCCGACACCAACGCGCCGGTCGAAGGCTCCGACTGGCATCGCATGATGGAAGACGATCAACCGGCCGACTGGGCGATCTTCCGGCAGCCGTCGGGTCTCAGCAATGCGGCGGAAAACGTCGAGAACCTTCCCGAGCGCTATTACCAGCGGCTGGCCGAGAACCCCAATCGCGACTGGGTGCGGCGCTATGTCGAGTGCGAATATGGCGAGGACCCGTCGGGCACCGCGGTGTTCCGGGAATCGTTCAAAAGATCGTTCCACACCACCACCGGGTTAAGACCGGTCGGCGGCAGGCCGCTGCTTGTCGGCCAGGATTTCGGACGCTCGCCCTGCTCGGTGATCTGCCAGCAGGATTTTCGCGGTCGTCTGCTGGTGCTCGAAGAGGTGCTGGCCGAGGATATCGGGCTGGAGACGCACGTCATCCGCAGTCTGAAACCAGTGCTGTGGAGCGAGCGTTTCCAGGGGCTGTCGTTCGCCGCCGTCGGCGACCCGTCGGGCGTCTCCAAAGGCTCGATGCTGGAGGAAGACCATTTCGACGTGCTGGTGCGGCTGGGCATCCCGGCCTTCCCGGCGCCAACCAACAACATCGACGCCAGACTGTCCGCGGTGGAGGCGCTGCTCTACCAGCAGCGCGACGGCGGCCCGGCGCTTATCATCGACCGCGACAAGTGCCCGGCGCTGGTGCGGGCGCTGAATGGCGCCTACCGGTTCGGCAAGACCAAGGAAGGCATCACCCGGCCGCTGCCGGAGAAACTGCACCCGTGGAGCGACGTCGCCGATGCCCTGCAATATGCGGTGATGACGGTGAATTCCGGCCTGGTCGACCGCATCGCTAGGCGAATTCGCCGGCGACCGGCAAAGAAACCGGCATCGAAGGTGTCTGCTGCCGGCTGGACCTAGCCATGTAGAGCGAATTGTCGGGGCCGGGCTTCGCATCTGCAGCGGGCTTCGCATCTGCAGCGGGCTTCGGCATGAACAATTTCTCGAACTGCGCGCAGGGCCACACCTCGACCCGCACGTCGCCAGGGAAATCGGCCAGCATCAGCACCTCCTGGCGGCAGACATAGTCGCCCTTGCGGCAGACGGCGACCTCGCCGGAGGCGAGGGGGACGCGCAGGCACGGCCCGGCCTCGATGCCGCGGACCTCGTCATATTCCGACCAGCTGATCCAGTTGCGGTCGACCCAGCCGGGCGCATCGGGCGGGATTCTGGCCGGATACTGCCAGGCCTCCAGAATCCTGATGCGGCTTTCGTAGGCGGTGTAGGAGTGTTTTGGCGGCGGGTCGATATCGCCATCCAGCGGCTCGACAATGGTCGGGTCGTCGGCGCTGCGGCGGCCGGGCTGGCCGGGCTGGCCAGGGATGACATCGGGGTCGTCCTCGGGCCTGAGAGGGTCTTTGGTGGGGTCGTCCCTGGCAGGCTCTACGGGAAGGTCCTCTTCCTCGTCCTCGTCGTCGTCGCCATTCTCGTCGGGTTCCGGCTCCTCGGGTTCCTCGGGGGGCGGCGCCTCACCGGGGTCGGCAGGGGCAGGCTCACCGGGATGCTGCTGGGCATGAATCCTGGCGCGTGCTTCGTTGAGATCGGCAACGGGATCGGGGGTGGGGTCGTCCTCCGGAGCGGCAAGCCCCAGCAAGGCTGAAATATCGGCAGGCGGCGGGGTGCGTCTGGCCATGGATCACCTGTAAACGAGTTTCGGCTGGGTGGATTTCCTGACGGTCGAACCGACCTGACGGTTGGCGCCGACTGGCGGCACGCTACCAGACTGGGGTTTTTCGGCAATGGGTGGCGTCTGAGGCGATTCGAGACTGCCGGAGGCAGTCGAGGGAGCCTCCATCGCAAGTTCCCGCAGGGACTTGCGGTCCAGCAAATCCAGATAATTATCCAGCGCCCGGCGGACATGCTCCTGGATCGAAATGTGGTCGCGGGCGCGATGCGCGGTCAGGCGGTCGTACTGTCTTTGCGTGATGCGCATCGGCAGCGGTCTGAGATTCTGGAACGTCATTCGTGTTGGCCTCCTGGACCAGGGATGTAGTCGATTTTTTCCAGGAATTCAATTGTGTTACGTGGTTTTTGTGTTTTCTGTATTTCAGGCAGTCCTAAAAAGGCCCAGGCCCCCCGCCCCCGTTGGCCGGGTACCCGGCCGGCCGGCCGCCCTAGTCCGCATTGTCGCTGGCCTACCCTAGTCGAGGGGTTCACCCTCCACCAATTCAACCGGGTGTGACGCGAGGCTAGGGCGAAAGCTGCGGGCCACAGACAGAGGTGTGCGCTTGAAGGGGGTGTGTTCGTGAACTCGATGCCCTTGGAGGCGAGCCAAGTATGCCGCTACGCGGTGTTACAGCGCCCATCCACAAGGGATGCGGTATCTCTACTGACTAAAACCTCTAGACGCGCGGAATCTCTCCTTCGAGGGGAGGCCGGTGAAACCGATGCTGATGCATCGGACCTGAACCCGGCCGGTTCCGTGACGTAAAAGGTTCGAAAGGTAGAGAGCGGTTAGGGTAGCGCACGACATCGACTCGTGTGTATCCCGTGAACCGTAGAAGGGCCAACACCAAGGGCCGCGCCAGCTTGTAAGGCGCGCGGCCCTTGTGTTGTTGCAGCCAGTACAGCGCCACGCGCACGGTGGGTGTTAGATCGGTGCCACGGAAATTCCGCATAGCATTCTGTACTGGCTACGCCAGCACAAGGAACCCTGACATGGAAAAGCCGGAGCCACGCTTCCTCACTGAAGCGTCGAATATGCGTGGGAACTACTCACGCGCTATCAGCAATGGCCGTGCGTACTCGCAATTCAAGGCCGTGAGGCCGCGTCGCAACCGCAGCGTCAAAGGTCCGGGCACCATCCGGACCTCTTGGCCGCTCAACTCTAAGTAGTCACAACCAATTCCCCCTATACTACGTATAGGGGGAACGCGTTGAATCCTCTAACTGTCCACATCCCGGCAGGTAGAACGCCATCCAGAACGATCACCATGCGTGCTCCAAAACCCACAGGTTCACCCCTATACGTAGTATAGGGGTGCCTCCGGAACGGCATGGGCTTACTGTCCTTAGTGTCTTTAGTGAATCTGAAAATATATATATATAGGGGGTGCTTCGCGAACTCGACACGAGTGAATCGCGCGCACACAACATCCCTATAACACTGTATTTTTTCCAACTTTGCCGGACACCTGACACAACAGGTGCGCCGCATTGAATTCATTAGGAAATTTAAACTCAAACCGCATTATGGTGTGTCTAGTGTCCGATAGAGACTGACACCAAACCACCGAAATGGAGCTAAAATGCACGTCGCGCACTTCGAATTCACCGATACTTTCGCTGGCGAGGCCAACTATTGCTGGGTCCGCAGAGGGTCTGAACCCGTCAATGAATCCACTTCAAATCGTGCCGTCATGCGTCGCGTGAAGAAAATTCTCGGTCTCAATGGCGTTCGCGGACGCACTTTCGATCAGGGAGATCGCATCGAGTTCAGGCCTTATCGGTCATGCACGGTGCTGTTTATCCACTTCGATTACAACTGAAAGGTTGCACCACCATGGTTATCGAGCACTACCAGCTACCCAAAAACTGGGCGCATTACCTGATCTATGGCGAGCAGGACGGCTATGACGAAGGCGAAGTTTCGCGCATTCGCCAATGGGAGCGGCGCACATTCTGGAACGCCGAGTTCTGGGATTGTGTGGACGTTGCCGACGATTGCGAGTTCATGCGCTATCACGACGCCACCAATGTGCTGCCTGTCGCAGCCGAATGCCTGACCTTCGCCTTCCACACAGACCGGAGCTAGTCCATGCCGCTCGAATTTCGCGCCAGGATCGGCGCTTACCATGTCACCACGCGTTCCGATCAACGCTGGTTCACCGTCTACAAGGGTGAGGAAATCGCCGGCACCCTGCAACGGCCGGGCGTCTACGACCGCAACAAACGCTGGCGCGCCTTCGCCACCAATGGCGACATGATCGGCACCGGCATCGGTCCGCGCACTGCGCTGGCACACTTCACAAGGAACACCCGGCATGCCTGAACGGGCATGCGTGACAAGGACAACGACCATGGAAATCAGGACGACGCAGCACCTCAAGGACGCACTGCGTAACGGGGAATTCGCCTGGCCCGGCGGCTACCAGATGTATTTCATCTGCGAGGACGGCGAGGCGCTGTCATTCGCCGCCGCGCGCGCCAACCTCAGGCTCTGCCTGCACGCCAAGGCCTACCCGCAATACCGCGAACGCCAGTGGGCAATCATTGCCGTCGAGATCAACTGGGAGGATGCCGAACTCACCTGTGCCGACACCGGCGAACGCATTCCTCCGGCCTATGGATCGGAGGAATAGCATGTTCAACATCAGCTACCGCAAGGTCGGCGGCCTTAACTTCCTCAAGCTGGGGCGCTTCACCTTCATGGTCTGCCTGTCCCGCCAGTATCGGCCGCTCTAGGAAAGAGGAATCGCTATCATGAAAGCTTACGTCCTGACCGACGTCACCAATCCGTTCGCGCCGCGCCAACTCGGCCGCTACATCAGCCCCGAGTCGGCCTTTGCCGACATGCCGCTCGGCGGCAAGGGCATGGCGTGGATGTCGCCCGACGAAGATAACGACGGCTGCTTCGACGCCATGAATTCCGATGGCAGTCTGTACACCGTCGAATTCCGCTAAGCCGCATTAACCGACGTCTACCCTAGACGTCACCAACCAACAGGAACCACTGAGATGAAACGCCAGACCGGCAGATGGAATCGCCTTTCCAGCTACAAGACCGACATCCGCGACATTGTCGATGGCAAGGTCGTGACCTACCACAAGACCGACATCGTCGAGTTCACCGGCAACGACATCATCCTCAACCATGGCGGCTGGATGGGCGTCACCACCAAGCGCAAGATCAATCAGGCCGCCAACCAATTCGGGCTGGACGTCTCCGTCTACCAGCGCAAGCACGAATGGTACGTCGCCACCAAGGCAGTCACCTTTGCCTGGCCCGCGCGCAGCAACAGCGTCGTCATCGACCGCGTCACCGGCCTGCCTGCCTTCATGAGCTTTGCCGAGATGGCGCACGCCATCGGCAAGGCTGCGTAACAACCAGCCAACAGGACCAACGACAATGAAAATCACTCTGATCACCGTCTACGCCATCCTCTCTTTTGCGCCGATCTTCGCCCTGCAGCATGGCTATGTGCGGCAGGTCAACGCCGAGGATGACTGCAAGATGAACACCTACGCGGTCGAGCGTCTGCCCGGCCTTGGGCTGTTCTGCATCGGAGAGCCGTCATGAACCTGTGGTCCGGATACCTGTTCGCCGACGCATGGCTGGCCTTCGAGCTTGGATTGGTGGCGCTCGCTATCATCGGCATGTTCGCCGCCGTGTTTTTCGACTGATTATCCACAGCAATTGCGTTACACGGATAGACTCCCGTAACGCAATCGCATATCGTGCAACAACACCCACCACAGAAAGACCAAGGAAATGAATGCCATGACAACAACCAAACCGCGTCTGTCCGCCATGCTCGGACAGGTGGCGACAATTGCCAAGGTAAGCTCAAGCTCGCTCGGGCTGCGCCGTCTGGACAAACAGGCGTCGAAGGAATCCGACCGCGCCCACAACGCATTGTCCGGGACGGGCAAGACCACTGTCTCACGTCTGGCTGGCGCTGAGCATCGCGTGCAGGAGATCAACGACATCGCCAATGCCGTCACTGCCGGGCTGGAATCCATGACCACCAAATGGGGCGGCTTCGGACGCTTGCTGCCCAACACCGCGCTGCAGGACTGGCTCAGGTTCTACACGCCGCTGAAGAAAGAATACGACCGCAAGGTCGAGGCCTTGATTGCCGACGCTCCCGCGCTGATCGCTCAGGCCGAGGCCAACAAGGGCACCTACAATGTCAAGCTGCCGACGCTGCAGGAATTCGAGAAGGCGTTCAGTCTGGCTTACGAGATGATCCAGATACCCGACTCCGACAGCTTCAGGGCGACCGGCGTGCAGGCATCGATGGAGGCCGAGATGAAGCGCCATTTCGAGGCCGGCATCGAGGCCAGCTATGCACAGGCGCAGCAGGACGCCATCAAACGTGTCGCCGAGCCTGTGTCGCATCTGGTCGAACGCATCAAGGTGTTCGACAGGACCGAGGATGAGAAAGCGCGCGGCGTCGTCTCATCCAGTGCGCGGATGTACGAGAGCGTCATCACCAACGTGCAGGACATCGCCAAGACGTTCCGCTCGTTCAACCTCACCAATGATCCCTTGCTCACCTCCGTTGCCGACAAGCTCGAAGCCTTCGAGGGCGTCGATATCGAGGACATCAAGGGCAGCGAATCCCTGCGCAAGGACCTGTCCAAGCGCGCCGATGCCATCCTCGCCGATCTCAAGGACCTGATCTAATCACCCACGCCATCCGGCAGAGCGAGGGGAAGATCGCTATCACCAATCTGCCGCCAACCAAAAGGGACCACAGGAATGAAATCATTTCTCGCGGCGCTGCTTCTGGCAGCGGCAATGGCACCGTCGCTCGCCAACGTGGCGAAGGCGCAGACCAATTGCAACACCACCTGCTACTGGCTGGGCGACCAGCAGATTTGCAACACCTACTGCTACTAATCCGCATTAACGCGCCCCTACCCTAGGGGCGCGTTCAACCCCCACCAACAGGACCACTGACATGCACACCATGCAGATTCAGGACACCGATTTCTTCGCCTTCGTGAAGATGATCTTCAAGGCCAGACGCACCCCCTACATCAAAGGCCCGCCCGGCTCCGGCAAGTCCG